CTCAGATTTTGAGCTAGCTCCCCACGCTTTCAATGACTTTAGCAATGGAGTATCTGTACCATCCTTATTCTTTGTAGGCCCAGGCATCTTACCCATCCGCTGTAGAAATGAAGCTCGCCTACCACTGTTGCCAGATTTTTCTGGTGGTGCGCTCATCTTTTCTTTGCCGTCTTTGCTGCTTCTTTAAAGTTCTTTGCAGTCGGAGCTCCAGCACTTCCAGGCTTCCTCATCTTCTCACCAGAACCTTTAGCAATCCTAGCCTTCTTCAACCTAATATTTTCGTAAAGGCCATGCTTCTTTCCATGTGGCATTAGGCGCCCCTTCCGTAGTTGCTCATTATGTTTTTCTTTTTAGGCTGCGACTTCTTAAGCTCTGCAAAATCAGCACCAGTGATTTGATCTTTAGGTGCAGCAGCTGATGCTATTTTCATTTGCTTCGGAGAAAGCTTCTTTGTCATTTTCATCTCTGGCATTTATTTACCCTTCCCATATCCGGACATGATTGTTTTCTTTGGCTTTGGTTTCTTTTTCATAGTCAGCTCCTTATGTCATAAGTTCAAAATGTGGGGCGTCGATGAACGGCCTACGTCCTTGCCCTCGCCTAGTATCGATGTAGTCATTCATGGCAGCTTCCATTGTGCCATCCCACTGCGCGATATTTGGCACTGTCCAACTGGCTCCCCAACGACAAGGTACGTCCACAGCACGAGCTCCTTCAGCCATAGCGTCTGCAATATCGTCGTAGAGGTTAAGCTCCCAGCTACCTCTTGAGCCTATGTAGGCCATCAGGTCTACTGCCAGACCATCAATGTGCTTAGACTTCATTGTCTGGCTTGCTCCTTTAGCCACAAGAGCTTTCTGTTCTTCTATTGTGCGGAGCCCACAGATAACGCCAAAGTCTATCTTAGTTGCACCGATAGCGTGTTTAACTATTGCAACCAGGCGTTCGTCCACACCCTCTAGTTTTTCTACACTGCGATTGCTTAATTTGAATGTCATCGTTTCATCTCCAAGTATAATCTCAAGCAGTTAACAAGCGTGTTTAAGCTAACGGCTGAGAACAACATGACCCACTGCCACATCTCCATTACTTCATCCTCTCTCTTGCTACGCCTTTAGATTTTTCCCAGGATCTCATGCCACCCAAGCCAAGCAATGCTAGGGTTAAGCTCATCAGCTCGCCTGTTTGTAATTGTGGTAACGGTGTGCCTGGAGCCCAAAGAGCTGTTGCCCACTCAGCTATCGGCATTAGAAAAAACTGTGTCATAAGACCTAGCGCACAGATCCACATAATGGCTGGTCTGGCTCCAGCTACAAACAACGAACTATGCTTTGCTTGTTCTACATTGGCAGCTGCTTGCGCGGCTTGTAATCCGATAATAGATTGCTCTAGCTCTGCTTTTATTTTTGCCTTGGCATCTTTATCTTCAACAAACTTATCAAGAATAGGAGCTGCTGATTTTATAATCTCACTTATCATTGATGTTTCCCCCTCGATCTGTCTTAGCTTCCTTGCCCAGCCACAACGCAAAGCTTGCTGATAGACTTGAAACGACAATGCTTACGAAAGTTGTTTGCTGCGTTGTTACGCTTATCCCTAATGACATGTACCAAAGACAGACTTTCCAGGTCAGTATGATCTGACACAAGAATGCCAGCCTTGGAAGTAGTTTAAGTTCATCTAGATAACTTGCTGTTATTGCTACCATTTCGATCCCTCGCCATCCGTAGTGCTATAGACCTCTCGCGTGTTATGCAGAGGACGAAACCATTCTCATCGTAAAGAATGAATTTGTTTTTCCATTCGCGTAAAATCACCGCTCAATTTTAATACATACAACTTTAGAATTATTGTTTGTGACCAACACCTTGGCCTTTGACATTGAAGCTCTACATGCTTCTTCATTGCTATAGCTACCAACATGATAATGATCGAATGTGCCAGATATAACTTGGAGCCACAACAACACCCACATTAGAACGATAGCCAGCCCATGTAGATTGCAAAAAGATACATGCCGCCAAACAATGCAACGGAGCCCACCACAATCACTGCAACTGTCAACACTGCTTCCCCACGTTTTTGTTTATCGATCTGTCTTTGTGCTTCAGCTGCCTGACGTTCCTGGCGTATCTCTTTGCGTATGTTCTGTAATTCTGTCCAGGCGCTTAGGCCTCTGGTATTTACGATGATTTCTCTGAGTTGCATCTCTGCGTCTTTGGCTGCTTGTGCCTCTAGAAAAGTTGACATTGCCTCTTCATTAGAGCTTGCAAAAATACTGTTTTTCTTTTTGTTGTGTTTTTGTTTGGCCTCATCAACCGTATCAAAAAAATCCACGACTTGATTTTTAAGTGAGTACAGCTGTTTGCCAGCCTTAATCCCAGCGGATAAGCCACCTAAAATTGTCATCGGATCCATGTGAGTGTGCCTTTAGAACTAGCCTAAGAAGTTCATGCGTAATAGGAGCAATAGGCTTGCTCCGGTGATACAAATGAGTATCATCTCTAATCTAAAAACCCTTTGGTAGAGCTCTTTAATTGTAAGCTGAATTGTAGTCTTTATTTCAACCACATCTTTTTCCATGCCATCAATACGAGCATGTGCCTGGTTAAGTGTACGTGTTCTTTTATCCATTAGCTTGGCTCCGTTGGAAATGTCACATCAGTAGGCCACCCCTCGCTGGCTGGCAAATTTCGCAAAGAAGTGCGGTATGTTTTCCACTTCGTTTTCTGCGTTGCTGTTAGTGGGCTGTCAGTAAGCACACTCCAATCGGATGCAGCAAGTAACTCATTTCGAGTGGCTCTGTGTTCGGCTGCTAGTCTATCGGAAGCACCGTCTGCCCATGCTTGTTCTTCTGCATCACGAGCTAGTTCTTCTGCTTCGGTGAATTGAACTCTGCCAAACTCTGTAGTTTTATATCTTGGATTTTCACGACTCATTTTTCACCAACCCATATACTTTAATTGAACCTCTAGAAAAATTCCCTGACGATGGAAATAATGTAAATCCTGTAACCATATTAGAAGAACCATCATCAATATAACCACCGATGCGAGAGCTTCTTGTAAAAGAACTATATCGCCATGCCGTATTGCTATACATTTGTGGGCGAGTAAGACCGTCATTTCCAGTAAATTCTGTAAACCCTACAATTGGATGGCCTACCCCCATCTCATAGTTATATACTATACCCCAATAAGTTGATGTAGTATCATAATTAGATGTACTAGTAGTGCTCTTTTCTGTTCCACCATACCTATAGTTATTTGAACCATGTAAAGAACCATCAAAATATAATCTTATTCTTAAATACTGATTAACATTACCTCTCAAGGCATCATAAATAATTCTAAAAGTTCGGTACTCTGAAGGTAACGATGTAAATTCAAGAGATGAAGAGCTATTAGCAGTAAGTGTAGCTATGTGTTGATAAGGTGTATTACTCTTAATCAGCGTTGTTACATCAGACGTTGAAACACCTGATGCTCCACTACTACCACCAGAACTAGCAACTGTAAGACTGTTAGTATTTAAAGTTAATCCCATGTCAGCCTCCTATGAACTTGTTACGCCAGTTACTCGTAACTTCAGTGAGGGGCTTGGATAGCCAGAACGACCACTAATTGTTGAGTTGCTTGGTGTTCTTTCTATTTGCTGAATATCTCGACCATAACTTTGGCTTAATGTAGCAGTACCAACAACACCTTTGGTGGGAGTGTCTTCTTCAAAATCCACAAACGCTACTTGGTTATTATTATTAATGTAATATAATCTACTGCCAACAACCGCATGATTACATTCGTAATCACCAAAATTATGGGGAGACCCTCCTAAAGATAATTCAGTGTAAGTATTATTAGAACCACTAAACGATGTTCCTTTAGTCCAATGATAATATCTGATTGCATTGCTTCCTTCAGGAACTAAAAGAACGTATCTATTTCCACTTCTTTTTACAGCATAATAAGTTCTATTAACATCTGTTAAAATATTTGAAGGATTACCAGTTGTCCACTCAACAACACTGCCATCAGAAAAATCATAAACTTGTGCAGTATCACTATCAGACCTAGACCAGAAAAAAAGGTACTCATCTCTATACCCAAAAAATCTTGCCCGTGTATAGTTGTTCGACAAATTATGATTTACAAGTCTGGTTATGTTTCCGTCATTAACATCCATCCTATCAATACCAGCAGTGCCACTACCATTGTACCAGTAAACATAGCGAAAACCATCAAACCATTTAGGACTATAAGAATTAGTATTAGTCGCAACAACGCTTCCAGAGCTATTATATAAATACATCCCTGTGGTTGAATTCAAATTATCTACACAAATTAAATCATAATTGTTTGTACCAACAGAAGGGGCAAATATGCGTCTAGTATCATCTACCGCAATAGATGAGGACAAAGCATTTGTTGTAGATGCTATGTTTGTATTAGTTGTAACACCATTAACAGTTGCGATTGTATGGGTTTGATAGTTTGTTCCGCTATTTTGCAATGGAAATTCGTA